GCCGTCGCCGTGATCGCCTGGGCGTCGGAAAGCAAAGTCTGCATGTCGAAAATCATTGCCTTGCCTTTCGTTGAAGTCTCTACGCCCGCCGCCAGTCGGCGGCAGGCCCAAGCGGTTAGCCGATTAGACGGCGACGGAGCCGACCACGCCTTCGGTGTTCAGAAGGGCGTCGGTCATGCGGATCGGGATATCCCGATAGGTGCGGATGATCCTGCCTTCGATCTGCGCCTGCCCGAGGCCGGTATAGTTCGGGTTGGCGGCAAGCAGCGCGCGATCGCTCGACTGCGCGTCGAGGATTTCGAGCACCTGACGGTTCATGTAGATCGCCGTCTTGCCGCCCTGCGCGCCGACGCCGTACACCTGATACAGGCGATAGTAGGCCTTGCGGAGCAGCGCCCACACGTCGACCGACCCGGCGAGCAGATCGGACACGTCGATATTGGCGATACGGGCGTTGTAGCGGAAATCCTTCACGAACGCGCCGATATCCCACTGGAACTGCGTCGCCTTGACGTAGTACGTGCCGCCGTTCGCGTCCTTCGTCGGCTCCTCGCCCTTGTCCATGACCTGGACGCCGGCCTTGCTGTTCTTCGGATAGAGCAGCGAAGTGGCGTGATCGGCCCAGGTGACGAACCAGATCGAGGTGTTGTCGGAGCCCGCGCCGCCGCCGTGGATCACTTGGTTCGCGACGTTCGGCTTGGCCGGGTCGGGAATGTTGGTGTTGTAGGCGTTGAAGCGTGCACCGAGGCCCTTGAACTTCTCGGGCGAGGTTGCGGTGTCGTGGTAGAAAATGCCCGTCGCCATTTCCTGGTTCATGACTTCCAGGAACGGCTGACTGTCGACCAGACGGGCCTTTGCCGGATCGGGCGCGAGCTTGAGCAGGCGCGTGTCGATCTCGGATCGAGCCTCCAGGAAACCGGTCGTGTCATCGACCTGTTGCATGGTGCTCTTGGAGGGCTTCACGCCCTGGTAAAGGCGACCCCAGGTCGCGGTCGGATAGCCGGTGCGGATCGAGTGACGATGCACGGCGTCCATGTTGCAGGGCGTCGCGATGGCGTCGTCAAGGATCGGGTTGTTCTGCTTGAGCAGTTCAATGACAGTGCCTTCGGCGCTGCCCTTGTGCATGTCAATCAGCGTAGGATAGGTGTTGCCGATAGTTGCCATTGTTCAGTCTCAGCCTTTCGGTGCGTCGTTCGGGAACAACATGTGAGCGGCCTCGACTGGCTTTCCGTTGCCGCCCGCCCCGTCTGGAGGCGGATTGTCTTCGGAAATCATCGCGCCGACCTTCGCGAATATCCTGATAAGTTCAGGATGGTTGCCGCCACCACTCGCGTTCAAATACTGCTTGAGTTCAGGCGTCCCGAGCGCGGTCATCGCCTTCTGCGCGGCCTTGGTCGACGCGTCCCATTTGTCGCCGCCGATCTCCGGGTCTTTCTTGGCGGTATCAACCCAGCCGGAAATGGTCTTTCCCCAATCCTCCAGGCGCTTCGTGCCGCGCGCGGTCTCGATCTTGATGAATTCGTCGGCGAGTTCCTGGGCTTCGCGCGTGGTGAGGTTCTTTGCCTTGAACTTCGGCCCGAGCGCGTCAAGCAACTCCTGATCGACCTGGACACCCTCAGGCATGGCGAGCGTGTACTTGCCATCCTCGGGCACGGTATCGAGCGCTTTTTCAGCGTCGCTCTTTTCGGCCGGCTTGGTCTTGTCGTGTTCGGCCTTGGCGGCTGCGTTCTCCGCTTCCGACTTGGCCGGATCGTTGACGTACTCCTTCCAATCGGACGCGGGCGGATCGGCCGGATTGTCACCGGCAGGAGGATCAGCGGGCTTTTCCTCGACCTTATCAGCCGGGAACAGCGCGCTTTCCGGCGCTGGAGGAGTGGCGGCAGGCGGATCGCCGCCACCGTTGCCGCCGCCACTCCCGCCGCCCTCGCCGTCCCTCGCCACCATTGCGCCCAGGCCAAACGGCGACGTTCCAGCCATGAGAGCAGCAAGCCTATTCTTCATCTTCCTCTTCCTTCTCCGTTGCGCGCGCCACAGCGGCGCGATCCATTGCTTTCAGTTCGGCGATGTCGAGCAGGAGGCGCGGGTAAAGGCGCGGGTCGATCTCATCAAATTTCGAGATCAGCTTGCGCCCTACGGCCTGGAGCCCGAGCGAGTAGTTGGTTGCGTTGGTGCTCTCGCCCGCGAACGGATCGGCGTAGATCGCGCATTGCTCCAGAACCCAGAACAGCACGCGCTTGCCGGCCGCGTCGGAAAGAATGCCGTGAAATGCCCGCGCCAACTCCTCGCGCTCGAATGCTTCGATCGGAGATAGTTGTTCGCTCAATTCGTCGGCGGACATCAGCCGATCCCCAGGCGATTTAGCAGTTCAGCGCCGCCCGGATTGTTCTGGGCTCCAGCCAGCACGGCGGCAGCGTCCGCGCCCTGCTTTGCAGCCGGCGCGACCGTCGCCATCATCTGGGCGTTTTCGGCCGCTTGCTGCTTTTTCAGGCGGGCTTGGCGGACTTCCGCAACCTTGTCGTCGGGAACGACGATCGACGGCGGCACGCCGAGGTAATCGAAATAGATGTCAATCGCCTCGTCGCCGTCCAGCTTGTCCAGCACGTCGGGCTTGACCGCCGCGACCTGTCCGGCGAACGCAAAGCCGCGCTCGACCGCGCCGGTCGCGACCGCCTTCTGAGCCTGGGCCAGGATCGAGATATATTCGATCTTGAGCGGTTGCCCGTGCAGATCGGGAGGCGGCGGCGGCAGCATGTTGTTGCGCGCCATGACCGCGTAGGTGCGGTCAATCACCGGCTCCAGTTGCCCGCCGTAGACGTTTTCCAACACCGGCCCAAGCTGGAGAAGCTTTTCCTCCTTGCGCTCCGCAATCTCGAATTGGTTGCGCGGCTGGATGCCGTCCATGTTGGCGAGCATCAGGAACAGATCGGCGAAGAAGAACCGGTCGATCATGTCTTCCGTGCCGCGAATGTCGAGCGTCAGGTGCGACAGGTCCAGGTTCACGTCCATCGCCTGCCGATAGCCCTTGCCGGTCGGATCATCGACATAGGTGACAGACCCAGGCAGGAGCGAAGCTGGGTTGTTGCGGAGTGACGTTGGCCCGGTCATGGGCGGGCGAACCTTCTTGTCGATCGCCTCCCACTTGCGCTTGGTCATCAGCTGCAAGCCCTTGATGTCGCCGAGCGCGACTTGCCCAGGCGAGAGGCCGTAGTGATCGTCGCCGGCAAGCTCCCACGGCGGCGCGATGATCGGATTTTCATCGAAGCCGCTTTCTTCGAGAAGTTCGCCGGCCAGCCCGCCCGCCGTCAGGCTGTCTTCCCAATAGTTCGACAGGAACGGCTTGTTCTTCTTGTCGAGCCTGGAGGCGTCGCGGGTTAGCCGCGGCTCGACCGCGTGCCAGATGTCAAAGCGCTCCTCATACTTGCTCTGATCCCAAAGCTGCTTGATCCGCTGGCTCACCTTGTCATAGCCGAACCGCCTGACGATCCGGTCGACCGACCAACGGAATGTGCGATAGAGCGTCGTCGCCCGGCCGGTCTCGTCGCGGGCGATCCAGAACCGGCCGTGTAGAAGTTGCTGGAGGCGAACCGTCTTGTTTTCGTCCTCGACCAGGAGCCCGACCGATTGGCCGAACTGACCCAGATCGCCATAGCCCAGGTGAAAGGCCGTGTAGATGTTGGAACCGGCGAACACCTCGCGCATGCGTTGCTCGACATCGGCGAGATAGGTCTTGACCGGCGCATAGTCCTTCAAGTCGGGATCGAGTGTTGCCAGTCGGAACCACGGGCGAGCGGGCGACGTGATGCCGGAATGCATGCCGGACGCCAGCGTGCGCAGCGATACCGTCGCCTTTGCGTTGAGGATCGATGCGCGGCTGATCGCGCCTTCGTTGCGGCTGGACAGGCGCAGGCGTGTCGGCTCGATGAACTCCGCGACGCCGCTCCAGACGCCCTCCCAGGGCGAGCGAACGGTTTTCAGTTCCTCGGCGCGGCGGCGATGGTACGCGACTTGGCTTTCGTTGCGCGCGGCGTTGACGGTCATCGTCCGATCCTGAAATTGTCGACCTCGCGATAAATCGCGGTCTCGTCTTCAATGGCCGTTCGGACAAAGGCGCGGTCGCCCCATGTGACGGATTGAGCCGGCTTGATGCGCCCCATGACGCCATCGTGCACGGTCTCTTTGCCGTCTTTGTCGACCAGCCGGAATTTCACAGCAGCACCGCCCGCGCCGTCGCGGCGAGGATGAACCAGATCGTCAGCGCGAATGAGCCGATCGACAGGCCGGCGAAAAGCACGGTCAAGACCGCCGTGTCGGATCGCTTGTCGATCTCCGCGCCTTCAATGCAGAAATAGTTCACGACCGACGCCACGCCGAAGGCGAGCGAGAGCATGAAGCAAATGCCGGCCGCTGCCGTCATGGCGCACCTATTGCCCGAGGAGCGTTTTCTTGTCGGTCGGAGCCACCGCCGTGA